GCAACTAAACTACAAGCCAGCCATTGAGATAGCTGAGGAGGTTGCTATCAATACTATTCTTGAAGAGAACAGGTATCAAGACATAAGAAAGAGGCTCGACTACGACCAAATGGTACTTGGTATATCGGTTGCTAAGCACGAGTTCAAGAAAGGCGCTGGAGTCGTTCTTGACTATGTAGACCCAGCAAACGTGGTGTACAGCTATACTGAAGATCCATACTTCAAGGACTGCTTCTATTGGGGAGAGATAAAGACCCTTCCTATGACTGAGCTTATTAAGATAGACCCAGACCTTACAAACGAGGATATGGAGCTTATCTCAAAGTACAGTCAGAGTTGGAACAACTACTATAACGTATCTCAGTTCTATGAGAACGACATGTTCTATAGAGACACATGTACACTTCTATTCTTCAACTACAAGACAACAAAGAAGTTTGTGTACAAGAAGAAGATGCTTGATAATGGCGGTGAGCGTGTTATAGAGAAAGACGATGAGTTCAACCCACCACAGGAGATGATGGACGAAGGCAACTTCGAGAGGGTTGAGAAGACGATTGAGGTTTGGTACGAGGGCGTTATGGTGATGGGTACTAACATCATGTTGAAGTGGGAGCTTGCTAAGAATATGGTAAGACCAAAGTCAGCAAGTCAGCACGCTATGCCTAACTATATTGCGTGTGCGCCAAGAATGTATAAGGGTGTTATTGAATCCCTTGTAAGGAGAATGATTCCTTTTGTAGACCTTATTCAGGTAACACACCTGAAGATGCAGCAGATTATTGCTCGTATGGTTCCTGATGGTGTATTCATTGACGCAGACGGACTCAACGAGGTTGACCTTGGAACAGGGAACGCATATAACCCAGAGGATGCACTACGGCTATACTTCCAAACTGGTAGTGTCGTAGGTAGGAGCTATACGCAGGATGGCGAGTTTAATAACGCAAGAGTACCTATCCAGCCTATCAACTCTACAGGGAGTGCATCTAAGATGCAGCTTCTTATAGCAAACTACAATCACTACCTTGACATGATCAGGGCTGTAAGCGGTCTTAACGAGGTAAGAGATGGCTCTACACCAAATCCAGACGCACTGGTTGGTGTTCAGAAGCTTGCTGCTCTAAGCTCAAACACGGCTACAAGACATATACTCGAATCAAGTCTATTCATGCTCAGAAGACTTTCAGAGGCTCTTTCATATAGGGTTGCTGACATACTTGAGTATGCAGACTTTAAAGAGGAGTTCTTGAATCAGATAGGAAAGTACAACGTAAACACGTTAGACAAAATCAAAGACCTATATCTGTACGACTTCGGTATATTCATAGAGATTGCTCCAGATGAGGAAGAAAAGGCTCAGCTTGAGGCGAACATTCAAATGGCGCTATCTAAGCAGGACATAAACCTTGAGGACGCTATTGACATCAGAGAGGTAAGAAACATAAAGCTTGCTAATCAGTTATTGAAGTTCAAACGCAAGAAGAAACAAGAGGCTGACCAACAGCAACAAATGCAGATGCAGCAGATGCAGGCTCAGACACAGATGCAATCTCAGCAGATGGCAGCTCAGGCAGCGCAGCAGAAGATACAGCTTGAGTCTCAGGCTAAGATGCAGCTCGAGCAGACCAAGACAGAGATGAGCATACAGCGACTTGACGCTGAAGCCAAGTACAAGTTAATGCTTATGGAGCGTGAGTTCGAGATGAACATGCAGCTACAGGGCATGACTCAGGAGCAGCTCAAGCAACGTGAGGATATGAAGGAAGAGGCTAAGGGTAAGCGTATAGACAAGCAGAACACGCAGCAGTCTAAGCTTATCGAGCAGCGTAAGAACAACCTTCCTCCAATGAGTTTTGAATCAAACGAGGACAGCTTGGACGGGTTCGACCTTGCTGAGTTCTCACCCCGATAAAAATAAAATCAATAATTTTGCATAAAATAAAATCAAAATGGCGGAATTTAAAGTAAGAGACCTCGGAGAGGTAGAGTCAAAGTCTGTTCAAGAAGTAGAGAATGAACTTCTCGAAAAGCATGAGCAGCAAATGAAGAATGAAGAGCAGACGGCACAAGAGCCTGTTGCTGAAGAGCAGGAGTTTAAAATAAAAGACGAAGACGTTCTTTCACATATTAAAAACCGATACGGTAAGGAGATAAACTCACTTGATGAGTTATTTTCCGAAAGAGAATCATCCCCTGAATTGCCAGAGGATGTTGAGGCTTTCTTTAAATACAAGAAGGAGACTGGTCGAGGTATGGATGATTTCATCAAGTTAAATAAAGACTTTGATGAGATGGATTCAGATACGTTGCTTGAAGATTACTACAAGCATACAGAAGAAGGTTTGGACAGTGATGATATCAATGATTTGATTGATTCAAAGTTCGGATACGATGAAGACCTTGACGAGGAGTCACTTATAAAGAAACAAAAGTTAGCCAAGAAAAGAGAACTCAATAAAGCTAAGAAGTTTTTCAAAGAGCAGCAAGAGTCATACAAGGTTCCACTTGAGTCAAGTAAGGGGTCTGACGATTTAAGCTCTAACGAAGAGTACAAGGCTTATAGAGATAAAATGAAAGACGCAGAAAGTGTCGAAGCTGAGAACCAGAAAAAAAGAGAATGGTTCAGCAAGAAGACTGATGAGCTTTTCAGTGACGAATTCAAAGGTTTTGAGTTCAGTGTCAATGATGAGAAATTCACCTTCAAACCAGCGGATGCAGCGGAGCTTAAAGAAAGTCAGAAATCACCGATGAACTTCGTAAACAAGTACATTGGAGAGGACGGCCTTCTAAGTGATGCAGCAGGATACCATAAAGCTCTTTCAGCAGCAATGAACCCCGACAAGTTTGCCAAGTTCTTTTATGAGCAAGGTCAGGCATCAGCGGTTGATGGCATGGCGAAGAGGTCTAAAAATATAGACATGGACACTCGCAGAGCGCCAGAGGTCACTAAGAAGGGGGGAATGCAAGTACGGTCAGTAAGTCAAGACTCAGGTCGAGGCTTAAAGATTAGGAGTAAACGAACATAAACTTTTTAAAAAACAAAAACAAAAATGGCTTTATTATCAAACCCATCATTTCAGTTGCAGCCAGCCCCAGAGAGACAGGCGCTTGCAACTAACTATATTACAGACTTTGACTTCTTGAGTCAGTATCTTCCTGATACTTACGAGAAGGAGTTCGAGCGTTACGGAAACCGAAGCGTTGCATCATTCCTACGTATGGTAGGTGCTGAGATGCCTTCTAACTCTGACCTTATCAAATGGGCAGAACAAGGACGTCTTCACGCCAAGTACGTTGAAGTAGGCGCTGCTATTGCTGCCTCTGGACAGAACACCCAAGTATTCACAATTAACGACACTCTAACTGGTCAGATTGCGGTTAGAGATGGTCAGACGATTATGGTGAGCTGGAACAGTGGGGCAGGTTCTAACAAGGCTATTGTTAGCAATACTGACTATGCTGCTGGAACATTCCAAGCAAACTACTACGAAGTGGGTGGTTCTGCTGCGGCTACGACTGGTGCAGCAAACTCTGACGTAACTATTATGATTTACGGTTCTGAGTTCGGTAAAGGAACCAACGGAATGGTTGAGTCTCTTGAGGCTGAAGATGAAATCTTCGACAACAAGCCAATCATCATCAAAGACAAGTACGCTGTATCAGGTTCTGACATGGCTCAAATCGGATGGGTAGAGGTGACTACTGAGAACGGAGCTTCAGGATACCTGTGGTACTTGAAGTCTGAGCATGAGACTCGTCTACGTTTCGAGGACTACCTTGAGACTGCAATGATTGAGGCTGTTCCTATGGAAAACGTAGCGAATGCCGCTGTAGCAGATGGTTCTGAAGGAGTTTTCCATGCTGTTGAGCAGAGAGGAAACATATTCGGAGGTGGTAACCCAACTACCCTTGCTGAATTTGATTCAATCATCCAAAGACTTGACAAGCAGGGTTCTATCGAGGAGAATGTTCTTTTCGTAAACCGTCAGTTCTCTTTCGACATTGACGATATGCTTGCTGCACAGAACTCTTACGGAGCTGGTGGTACATCATACGGATTGTTCGACAACGATGAGCAGATGGCATTGAACCTTGGATTCTCAGGATTCCGTAGAGGATATGACTTCTACAAGACTGACTGGAAATACTTGAACGACCCAACCATGCGTGGTGACCTTCCTTCTGGAGCGGTTAATGGTCTTCTTGTTCCTGCTGGTTCAACAACTGTTTACGACCAAGTTCTTGGAAAGAACGCTAAGCGTCCATTCCTACACGTTCGTTACAGAGCTTCAGAGACTGAAGACAGACGATACAAGACTTGGGTAACAGGTTCTGCTGGAGGCGCACGTACATCTGACCTTGACGCTATGGAGGTTCACTTCCTATCTGAGAGAGCGGTTTGTACGCTTGGAGCGAACAACTTCGTTATCTTCGAAGACTAATACAACTTGAGGGGAGGGTGGTAACACCTTCCCCTTTTTTATTTCTTAACTCTAATCTAAATCAAAATGAAAACAAAAGAAGCACCACTGGTGGATAAACTATACAAGCTAAGGAGAGATGTAGCTCCTCTATCCTACATCCTTCCATCACGAAACAGTCACAGACACCCTCTGATGTACTTTGATGGAACAAGCAACAGAGCGTTGCGATACTCACCAAACCAAAAGTCCCCATTCGAGGATGAGCAGGACAAGAACGTCATTCTTGAGCCGATTATCTTTGAGGATGGATTCTTGAAGGTTCCTAAGACAAACCCTGTACTCCAGTGGTTCTTAGAGATTCACCAAGACAACGGACGTAAGTTTGAGGTTGTTGATAATGAGAAAGATGCTGAGACAGAGCTTGAAGTAATGAACTACGAGGTTGACGCTCTTATTGCAGCAAAACAACTTGGGCTAAATGACCTTGAAAGAATTGGAAGAGTAATCCTTGGACGTGATGTCACTAAGATGAGTACAGCTGAGCTAAAGCGTGATGTGCTTGTTTATGCAAGGAACAACCCGAAAGAGTTCTTAGACACCTTAAACGACCCTATGACAAACATGTCGGCAACAGTGGCTTTGATGTTTGATAAAGGGATTCTCGGATACAGGGGTTCTAAAGACGTACACTTCAACCTTCCAAACAACAAGAAGCGAATGCTTACGGTTCCTTACGGTGAGGATAGAGACTACATTGTAGCCTCATACCTACAATCAGACGAGGGACTTGAGACGTTCAAGCTGCTTGAGCCTATGTTAGAAGATTGATTATCTTTGTGGCTTAACCCATAAAACTTTTTATTATGCAGAAATACCTCAGTATTTATTTAACCGCATCTTCAGCAAGAAGCTATTTTAGTGCTTCTCAAGTAACAGGTGTAGACATGGCAACCGTTGGTACAGTAAAAATCTGGTATCATGACGGAGGGAGTGTAACTCTTACTCTTAGCGATAACATGGCAGCTAATGACAATTCAGCAGCTAATTATATTGCAGGATTGATTGCTGATGCAGCAGCAACGTCTTGGACTAAGGTAACCACCGAAGTTCCACAGACACTACCATCAACAGTTCTTGATGCAGCAGGCGCAGCAGTTACAGTAACTTCAGCGGTCATCGCGTAAGTAGTATTCTACTTTACAAAGAGAGGGCGTCCCAAAAGGATGCCCTTTTTTTTATTCATTATCTTTGTCACATGGTCAGTATCAACGATGTAAGAGAGACGGTTCTTGCGATATGCAATAAGAACAACTACGGATATATTTCACCAGACGATTTCAACCTATACGCCAAGCAGGCGCAGCTTGATATCTTCAATGAGTATATGAATCAGTACAACTACTACATCAACCTTGAGAATCAGCACACGTCAGGAAGCGACCTCGCAGATCTTGCAGAAAGCGCAAAAGAGGAGATTGAGATGTTTATTACAGCATCGGCACTAACGCCTGATGTTACGTCTACGGGGCCATTCTTTTTATTCAACGCTCCAGACAACTGGTATCACATAAACACAGTCACTTTTGAGTCTCAGCCAAATGTTTTTGTTGAGGTAGAAAAGAGCAGTAGACTTGATGTAGGTAGGTTGATTAACTCAAACCTTACAGCGCCAACAGAAACATACCCAGTGTATGTGATGGCAAATGCTGATGCTAACAACCCTAATGGAGTAATAGCAATAGCCCCAAACTCAATACAGACTAACGTGTCTGCAGTGTATATGAGATACCCAGTAGACCCGTATTGGGGCTATCAGAACCTTTTGAATGGAGAACCTATATTTGACCAATCAACCACGCAAGACTTTGAGATTTCTGAAGAAGAGGAGTCGAGGTTGGTCGATAAGATACTTGAGAAGGCTGGACTGTCAATAAGAGAGCCAGAGGTGTACAAGGCGGCTCAAATGAACGATAACCAACAACAATAATGGCATACCTAACAGGATATCAGTATTACGAGAACGGTGGCAACACTCCAGAGAATGCAAACTGGGGTAGCTACCAGTATGTGAGCTTGGCTGATATTGTCAACAACTTCTTGTTGATGTATCAAGGTAACCATGAAATCATAAACAACGTGAACAGGTATAAGATTCTGTTCCATGCTAAGAGAGCAATACAGGAGCTTAACTACGATGCGTTCAAGGAGATAAAGGCCCTTGAGCTTAACGTGTGTGACAACCTGCGGTTTGTGCTTCCTCCAGACTACGTGAACTGGGTAAGAATCTCGGTGTACAAGAATGGTGTGCTGTTCCCGTTATCTGAGAACATTCAGATAAATGGTGCTGAGGCATATCTACAGGACAACGACTGTAGGATACTATTTGACGCTGATGGTAATATACTTAAGCCTGACAGCTCTACTATCGACATTCAGAGGATTACAGGCGCTAA